ATCGCACTATTAGAAGGAGTGAAGTAATGAAATTTGCAAAAACTTTCATGGTGACGGTTGTGGTTTGTTGGGCAATTCTTGCCTTTATTTTAGCGTCTGATCTTTTGGCAGCCGGGAAAGCCCTAACATTTGACTGTACTCCAGCGGCTGATGCTGTAACAGGTGCGCAGATTCAGATAGGAACTGGGACACCTTTTGATGTGCCTCTTGTTTCAACCTGCGGTAGCGGGGCCGACAAGGTAACCTGTGTCGATCCGGCGAGCAAGACGATATGCTGGCCTGATACCGAATGGCCAGCAGGTGCATTTACGGCCAAGGCCAATGTGCGTAACGACAGGGACACCAGTGGGTACTCGCTCCCTTTAAACGTGCCTGGCATACCTTCCTCCCCTGGGTTGCTAAGGGCTATTCAGCAGTAAGGGGAATAAGGTTTTTAGACTTGGAGAAAGGAGGGTACTGGTGAGATCAATTATTGCAGTTGTAGTTTGTCTGGTTCTGATCGGCTGTTCATCTAAGATTGTCTATGGGCCACGTGGATTGATGGAAGCCTCAAACTACACCATCCACGAAACCCTGGGAACGGATGGTAAGGTGGTTGCCAGAACCTATACGCCGTTTGTCCCCGACAGGTGGTATTCAGATGCTCTGGACAAAATGGCTCCTATGATTAATCAAATACTGGCCATGTGGCAAGCGTTGAAACCAGCGATAACGCCACCTGCTCCTCCGGCACCAGTCCCGGCTCCTGTGCCGCCTATTCCTGCGCCCCCGGTGCCTACACCTACCCCTGTTCCAACACCAACTCCGGTGCCGGGCCCTACCCCGCCCCCGACAGTTTCCGCGGTTTTCGTCTCCTTAGGTAATGTTATTACCTTGGATATGAATACCCTGCCGGGGAGTATGCGGAAGGCTGGTTTCTTAGGAAGTGATAATGCTCTTTACTATACAATGGCACATGTTTATGCGTATGGGCCAGGGCAGCAGATGCCTGATGATGAGAAAGGTAGTTTAGCAGTTTTGAATACTCAGAAGCAGCAGGTTTTCAACTGGTTTGATGCCGAAGTGTTGAAGGTCAGAAGTATGATGCTGGCGAATAAGGCCTTGTCGGTGGTAGCAATATCGAATGATGGAGCTGATAGGTGCGGCTTTAGGCTTGGACCCGCTATTCTGGAACGGCTGAAGGAGTTTGGAGATAGGGTTAGCTTGGGTAGTGTTCTGTCTCCGGAGGAATACTAATGCCAGCAGAAATTTACCACATAAAAGGGTTGGAACGCAGTATCAAAGAAAAACAGGATTCTATTTTAGTGTTAGAACATAGGATCAAATTACTGGAGGATTTGATCTTGGCTAATTTTCATATTCTTTCTGGTGTCCAGCAATATGTCGGATCACTGAATTTAGTATGCAAACCGCCGGAGGAATACTAATGGACCTATGCAGCGCCCCTGAAGACTGCCAGGGTTGCGGTTGGTGCCTGGACGAGGAACAACAAAGAGAAACCATAGCTGCCGCCAAGGGCAAGATCAAAGTCACCCTTAAAAAACGGGAGCGCAAGGATTGCTCCAGCAGGATTACAAATGAATGATCTGACTCTTTACCAACGCTACCGTCCTTATATGAACACATGGGATCTCCTAACTTATGAAACTTATGGGGTGATCTCGACTCTGATTCATATCTGGAGCAAGGCAAACCATGCAGGTGCTGTCTTGCATTTGCCAGAGTACGAGGGGGAAGAGCATCGCAGATGGACGTTGGAAGCTGTGGGTGCGGGTGTAAGGTTGGCACACCTCTCAGACATATTGGCAAAGGTTCATGGAAAGGTTTACTGGCATGCGCTGAAACCTGAGTTTGAGTCATTCCGACACGCTGCTGGATGTTGGGCCTTGACGAAGGCTGGATGTACGCAGTATGACTTTAAGGCTCTGCTTCAAATGGCCTTTGGTGTGGTGTCAGCAGATGCGGCTAAGCTTATCTGTTCAGAGTATTACTTCTTTGGAGCAAAGATATCTGGGATGGTACAAGGAGATCATATTCCAAGTCCATCTGGATTGCCGGAGTTAGGCATTACGTTACCTCCGGTGTTGATTGTTGATAGTGGTCCGGTGGTGCCTCATCCTCCGGTACAACCTTAAAAAGGAGAACAAAGATGAAAAAACCTTTTTGGAAAAGTAAACTTAACTGGACTGGGTTTATAGCTGTGGTGCTTGGATTCTTTACCGATCCTGCTTTCCTTGATTTCATCGATCCGTGGTGGGCCGCTCAGATCTTAAAGGGAACCGGCTTGGTGACGTTTGTCATTTCTCAATGGTTCACTAAGAGAGCGACCTAAACGGAGATATCTTGGAAAATTTTACTTTGGCACACTTTATTATAGAAGCGGTGGTTGGTGCTCTCGGAATGTTAATCGGGGGTTTTATTGTCTATCATAAGATAGAATGGATGATGCTGGCTCTCCAAAAGGAGATTGCTCGTGTTGACAAGGAACAAAAGGAAGAGATGGAGATGGCCTGGGAGAAGATCGACACTCTTCAGACCAAAGAGTTATGCACTGTGGAGAAGCGGGGTTGTAACTATCAGTTTTCCCATATTAAAGAAAGCCATGATGAAATAAAAGACCTTTTCAGGGAATTGCGCGGGGACTTGAAAAGTGAGTTGCAACTGTTACGAGAGTGTATTTCTTCCGCTACTAAGCATCAGTGTTGAGGAGTTTGGATATGGCAAGTCGATCATGTAGAAATAACAATCCTGGAAATATTCGTTTTGGCCCTTTCACAGCAAAGAGGGGCGCAGTTGATGATGGTGAAGGCTATGCTAAGTTTGCTACACCTATGCAGGGTTTAGCTGCTATGTTTGATCTCTTGGCAAGTGAGTCATATCGTCCTTTGATGTTAGTTGATGCTATTAAGCGTTATGCTCCAGCGGCTGATAACAATAGGCCGAAGGAGTATCTTGAGTATGTTTGTCAGCGGGCCGGAACCTCACCTGGGTGGGTTCTTGGTCAGATGGATCCATTTCAACTTCTTAGAGTAGTCGAAGCGATGAGTCGCTTTGAGGGGTGGAGAGCGTGATTGTTGGTTTAAGAATTTACTTAGAGGAGGGAACAAAGATGGCACCGAAAAAGAAGGGTGGAAAGAAGAAAGCACAGCCGAAGAAACAGATGGGACCGGTAGTAACCGGAAAAAAGAAAGGAAAGTAGAGGTGATAAAATGAGTTTAGCTTATCGTTTACAGAAGTTGTTGCGGGAGACTACGTTAGCTGGCCATGTGCTTTACAATGATGTTGCGGCGGCTGACACGACGAGTATTGTTGCGGCTAATAATCTGGCAAACAAGGCACAGACTATCGCAGCTCAGCCGGATGTTCCGAGGAATCTGGTCATCACAGTGGTTGATACAACTCCTGGGATTACTGCAGGCCTGGTGACGATTGTTGGTGTTAATGCTTGTGGTCAGACTGTGACAGAAATCCATGATTGTGCGGCTGGCGCTGGGACTTACACCGGAAGTGTGGCATTTGCTACTATTACTTCGATTACTACTTCGAATTTCACTGCTCTTGGCGGAGCTGGTGACGAGACGATAGCTGTCGGAGTGGGGTTGAAGCTTGGCTTGCCTGTTGATATCCTGGCGAGTGTGTACAAGACGTGTGTTGCTGGAGCTAATGAGGCTGTCGGGACTGTGAGTCTTCCTTATGGGACGATTATTACCACTACGGCGCCTGATAACTCGAGAGATTTCGACATCTGGTACACCTATTACTTAGGTCATCCAATGGCGTAGGCGGATCAAAATTTTGATGCAACTAAATACAGCGAGATTGCCATATGAAGATGAGGAGATGGACGAGCTTATCGCTCGTTGTGCTGCTCATCATGAGGATTTCTGCAAAGTTATCCTTTCCGAAAGGTTTCCTACGGTCTTCTCGCAGTTACACCAGGAGATTTTCAAGATTCTTGATGATCCAACGATCCAGAGAGCGGTCATCGCAGCTCCACGTGGCTTTGGCAAGACGTCTATTGTCAACATTGGGTACACAATTAAGAATATTGTGTTTCGTGACAAGAAGTTTATTGTCCCTATTAGTAATACCGCGTCGCAGGCGGTTCTCCAGAGTGAGAATATCAAGAGAGAATTGCTTATGAACTCGGAAGTTAGGCGTCTTTTTGGGCCTATGAAGAGTGATAACTTCTCAAAAGAAGTGTGGGAGACTGCGTCTGGGACGATGGTAATGCCTCGTGGTGGTGGACAACAGGTTCGTGGTATCCTTTTTGATAGGTATCGTCCGGATCTCATCATACTTGATGACGTTGAGAACAAAGACGATGTTAAGAATCCTGAACTTCGTAAGGCAATCAAGGAGTGGTTCTTTGCTGATGTTTGTAACTCCGTAGATAGGAGTTCAAAAGACTGGCGAATTATCCTCATCGGAACGATTCTCCATGAGGATAGTCTTTTAGCTAACCTTCTGGAAGATCCTAACTGGCATTCAGTTAGATTGGAGCTTTGCGATGATAACTACAAAAGTCACTGGAGAGAATTTATCTCTGATGAGGAAATCAAGAAACTCGCAAATAGTTTCAGGATGCTTGGACTCTTGGATGTATTCTTCCGAGAATACCGTAACCTCCCGATTGCAACAGAGGATGCGACGTTTCAACAATCCTACTTCAAGTATCATGACGAATCAGACACAACCCTCTTCGCCAATGTCGAAAACGTAATTCTTGTGGATCCAGCAAAGACGGTGAAATTGCACTCTGATTACTCAGCCATCGTTGGAGTTGGGATAGACAGGATTCTGGGCAAGATTTACCAAAGAGATTTAGTCTCGGAACGCTTTTATCCTGATGAGCTTTACGATGCTATTTTCGCTATGGCTCAGAGGCTTAATGCAAGGGTTATTGGGCTGGAAGTTACGTCTTTGCATGAGTTTATTACCTTTCCCTTTCGAAATGAGATGATGCAACGGGGACAGTTTTATGAGATTATTGAGCTAAAAGCGAGAGGGAGCAAGGAGGAGCGAATAGCCTCTCTGGTGCCTCTTTACAGGAAAGGAATGATCTCACATAACATACATACATGCACAAGACTTGAGAGTCAGTTGCTTTCATTCCCAAGGGCCCAATACGATGACTGCTCTGATGCCTTTGCCTACATTGTGGAAATGATGGAACTTGGACAAAGATTCTTCGCACCTACCGTTAAAGATCAACAGGACGAGTTTGCTGGCTTGGTGGATGATCCACCATTAAATATAAACTGGAAAGCTATTTAAGGAGGAAAGATCATGGCTATTGTATTAGCTGATGTCGGAGCAGATGAGTTCTTGGGAATTATTTTTAATGATACAAGAACTGGAACAGGGTTTGTTGTTCGTCTTTATACTAATAATCTAACTCCGGCTGATACTGATGTAGTCGGATCGTATACGGAAGCTTCGGGTGGTGGTTACGCTGCAAAGACACTTGACAAAGCGAGTTGGACGATCAATACTGGGAACGATCCAAGTGACGCTACTTATGCTCAGCAGACGTTTACCTTCACTGGGGCGTTGGCTGGAAGTGCGACTGTCTACGGATACTATGTGACTGACACAACTGGGGCCATTCTCCTCTGGGCTGAGCGCTTTCCTGCTGCTCTGACTCCCGCTAATAATGGCGACAACATTAAGGTTACGCCCAAGTTTCAGCTGTCCAAAGGAACTCCGGCTGCATAAGGAGGATTAGATGTCAACTTTACGTGTTAAGAACTTCTCGAAATCAGTTCTTGGTGCAGGCTTAGCCGCTGCTGATGCAACATTAGAGGTTGCGGCTGGTGATGGGATTAAGTTTCCTCTGACTGGAGAGTTTCGGGCAGTGATTTGGTCGGATTCTTATTCGAGTCCTGTGAATGATCCGAATAGAGAGATTGTTACCTTGGAGTTCTCGGGGACGACGGATATCTTTACAATCATTGCGAGGGGAAGAGAGGATACTTCTACCCCGGCTGACTGGTATGCGGATGATCATATTGCTCATACTATTACTGCTGAGAAGATATCAGAGATTGAGGGCTTGATCTACCTCACGCAGTCGAAGACAAATGCCTTGATTAATGGTGCGTGTCAGGTGAAACAGCGTGCTAATGTAACCTTGTCTGGAACGCTTGGTAACTATACCTACTGTCTGGATAGATTGGCTGGAATGATCTCCGGAGCCTCGTTGACAGCTGGGACAATTACTCAAGGGACTGGTCAATATGGCACTACGGATAATGGAAAGACGTTTCATTTCAGTGCTTTTACCTGTTCTGGTGCTCCTGCGAAAGTTAATGTTCGATATAGAATGGAAGCTGCTGATGCTGCCAGATTCTACGGGAAAAATGTCTCTATTTCATGTGTGGTAAGTCATGATGTTGGCTCAGCATTAGATGCTTATGTAACAGTAAACTATGCTGACTCTGCGGATGACTTTAGTTCTGTCACAAATGCTGGGACAAGTGCTACTCAGAACATTTTGAGTGGCACAAAGACAGAGCTTAAGTATGAGAACTTGATCCTTGGTAACTCAGCTAATGGGATCGAGATTATATTTACTGTCGAGTTGACCTCAGCAACTACGAAGAATATGCACTTTGGTGAGATGCAGATTGAGCTTGGAGAGAAGTCAACTGCTTTTGTGTATCCTCTGCTGACTGATACCTATGAGAAGTGTAAGCGATACTATCAGGTATTTGCACCTGGGACAATTGTCTATCCGAGGTTAACAGGGGATGCTGCTGGGGCAGTAGCTCTGTATTTCTCCTTTCAACTTGGTGTTACAATGCGTGCTGCACCGACTATAACAGTCGCGGGGACGTGGGTTTCTACTAACTGCGCCGGGCCTACGGCAGGGATCGCTGCTCCGCAGGGGATCACGCTGTATATTACGGCAGATGGAGCTGGTCTTTGTGACTGTTATCCAGACTCAGCTGATGACACTATTGTCTTAAATGCGGAGCTTTAGGCATATCAAAATTTTGATCCAAGTGAGGTAGATTATGGCCTTTATGACTAAGACAAACTTTGGGTATTCTGTCCTTGATGGTGGTATTCTGATTGGGGCAGGTACTCTTGCGGTGACTGCTGGGACAGGGGCAAGATTCCCTTCGGCTGGTAACTTCCCTTGTGTGATCTGGGATGCTGCTTATTCGAATCCACAACTGGATACAAGTAGGGAGCTTGTCTTGTGCACTTCGAGGTCAACCGACACGTTGACTATTACAAGGGCGCAGGAAAGCACCTCAGCGAAGGCGTGGGATAGTGGATCGAAAGTTGCCATGGTTGTGAGCGCAGCTTTCATTACACAGATTGAGACAGAAATTACCGCAAAAGCTGCGGTAACACAGCCTGCAGCTTACTCATTTACTGCAGACGCTGGTTGGACGGCCGTATTAGCCTGTAAAATAACACTATCCACTACTGGTTATGCCCTCTGGGAAGGACTTATAGCTGGCTCGCCAAACTCAACTCCATGGATCTGTGCTGCTGGTATTCCAGCTGCGTATCGGCCATTACGTGATCAATATGGTCCTTTTGGATATCAATACTCGAATTGGTCTCCATGTAGATTTTATATTAATACAAGTGGTGCAATGGCAATAGATATGTATATAACAACTGGACAGCATTATATAAACCTTTGTGGTTTTACCTACAAGGTAGCATAAACATGTTAGGAACATCTCCTCTTGCGACATATGAACTTGGTGATTTCGCCACGTTGACCCAGGATCCTGCATATACGATGTCCGGAGGGGCGATAGGTGGTGGAACATCTACGACTGATTATCTCCGAGGTGTTGTCTTTGCTATGATTGGTGGTGGCATTGGCGGAGGAATTGCAGATGTGCGTGGTGCCGAGTGGGAGCCCTTCCGAAGACTGGAGACTCTCGGATCGATAATATTCGGCAACATGGAGTTCTATGCTGAGTGGCTAATGGCTGGAGGAGCTATTGGCGGAGGCGAAGGTGGGATTGCTACTGGCATAGCTTTTGAAATGGTAGGTGGAGGACTTGGTGGCGGGTTAGCCGGAATCATGCTGGGACTCGATATCACTCCAGATGGTGGTGCGATAGGTGGGGGAGCAATCTTTCTTGATTGGTGGCTTCAGACTGCGGCAGTTATTTTTGAGATATTGATGCTCGCACCTGAGGTTAAGTTTGATCTTATATCACAATCGGAGATAGTGAAATAATGGAAACTGTAAACGAAAAATCCACTGCTGTGATTCGGATGTGGTTTTATAACCAGGATAGAGTTCCAGCTATTCCTACTTCGGTTTCATACACTCTGCATGATGAATCAACTGGAGACGTTATTATAGCTTCGACGCCAGCTACTACAATGGATTATACAATAGACATTTATATTGGTGCTAGCTATAATACAATTGTCAATGATGCGAGAAATTACGAGACGAAGGTTCTTACAATCACATGGAATTTCGGAGGCGGAATCTCTGGTTACGCTGAATACAAGTATCGAGTTAAAAATCTATCCCAGGTATCTTAGGAGACACTAATGCCTATTTTGTTAACGCCGGAGCAAGGTCAGAGTGGTGGCTCACCACAGCGTTATGAGCTTAGCAATGTTGGAGAATATGCCTATCCGATGAATCTCGACTTTAAGCCTGGCTCCAAGTTACATGAGAAAGTCAAGACTGAGGTTCTAAACAGGGCGAGAGCTGCTAAGAGTGTGATGGAGAAGAGGCATCCGAGTTGGAATGCTATTGATGATATGCTCAATGTTTATATCGAGCCTACTGTTTATGAAAAGGCATTAAAGGAGAAACTTCCGAATAAGCCTATTTCTATTGTCGTTCCGTATAGTTTTGCGACTCTCGAAACGATCTTGACTTATCTGACTATGGCGTTCTTTCAAGATCCGATGTTCCAATATGATGGGAGGGGTCCAGAAGATCTGGTCGGTGCCAAGTTGCTTGAACTAACCATTGACCAGCAGATCAAGAGGAGTCAGGGAGCCCTGGCTATTCATACTATGTTTCGTGATGGAATAGCTTATGGGATCGGCCCAGTAGCTGTTGGCTGGAAGAAGGAGTATGGCAACAGGGTGATCGCACAGCAGCCTAATTTTATGTCCAAGATGGGTCAAGCTCTTGGTATGAGTATGGGAAGAAAGAAGATAACTGTTCCTTCGATTTTCTACGAAGGGACTGAGTTGCAGAACCTTGATCCTTATCAAATCTTGCCTGACGTCAACGTGCCTATTCATTTGGCTGGAGACGGTGAGTTCTTCGGCTGGGTTGAAGAGTCTCCTTTGACACGTCTCCTCACGATGGAGAGCTGGCCAGATACTGATTTGTTCAATGTTCGGTATCTTAAGTTACAACAGGAGCCGACCTGTGAGTTTACCCTTGATCCCTCTCGGCGTGGTTACGCTATGGGGATGAATGAGCGGAGGCAGATGTATGGTGTAACAAATGCAAGAACCTTAGTGCATATGTATGTCGACCTGATTCCTCGTGAATGGGGACTGACGACAAGTGAGTATCCGGAGAAATGGTTCTTTTCGATTGCCGATGGTGCGACTGTTATCCGAGCAAAGCCGATGAATCTGGTGCATAATAAGTTTCCTATTGTGATCGCAGCACCGGATTATGACGGCTACTCGGCCGCACCAGTTAGTAGACTGGAGATGGCCTATGGACTTCAGCACGTTCTTAATTTTCTGTTTAACAGTCATGTGGCTAATGTCAGACGTGCTGTTAACAATATGTTTGTGGTTGACCCATCGCTTATTAACATGGGGGATTTCAATAATCCAGAAGATGGATTGCTAATCAGGTTGAAGAGAGCAGCTTGGGGTCGTGGTGTAACTGATTCTGTCCAGCAACTTGCTGTTAATGACGTGACTAAGAATAATATCTCTGAGGCGTTTGAAATTATGGGCATTACGCAGCGTGTAACTGCTGCGACTGAGAACATGATGGGACTGATGCGTGAGGGGAGTGAGCGCAGAAGTGCGACAGAGGCCAGAGGGACACTGGTCAATGCGATGAATAGGCTCGAAAGGATTGCGAAGTTAATCTCTGTGCAGACCTTTCAGCCGTTAAGTTACATGATGGCGTTTCATACGCAGCAGATGATGTCTCAAGAGACTTATGTGAAGATCGTCGGGGACTGGGTCAAGGAACTGAGTGATGAGCTCGGACCTCAGTTTCAGTCCGGAAGTCGGAGGAAAGTCTCTCCTTTTGATATCCTGGTAGAGTTTGATATTATTCCAAGAGACGGAAGTCTCCCAATGGATGTTGTTGGGATTACTGATAGTTGGATTCAGATCTTTCAGATCATTGCCCAGCAGCCGATCCTAATGCAGGGGTTTGACATTGTAAGGATTTTCAAACATATGGCTCGGTTGATGGGAGCGAAGAATATCTCTGCCTTCACTAAGCCAGACGGTGGAGCACAGATGAATCTCTCAACTGATGAGGCGGTTCAAGCAGAGGTACAAAAGGGAAACCTGGTGCCATTCGCCCAGAAGGGAAAGCCCGGACCTGAGGAGAGTGTATGAACTGGAAAGAGTTCGAAGGCAGTTATTACTGGCAAGAGATTGTAAAGACTGTTAAGGATCGGATAACCTTAATAGAGAAGGATTTGCATAATCCTTTGCAGACACCTGACATTGCTCAGGTTCGCAAGTTTCAGGGTGAGCGTGAGAGTTGTCTCTGGCTTTTGTCTTTGCCTAAGATCATCATGGAGGAGATAAAGAGTGATTCTGAAACGGCTGAGTAGTTATCCAAGTGGAGAGGTTTTTATCTCCAGTGCTGTCTTTGGAGACTCTATGTATCTTGGTCTTCATGGATATGCGGGGATCTATAAGTTTGGCCTCTCTACTAATGTTCTCACAGAGTTAGGATCGCCAGACAGGGATGCTGAGGCAATCCTTTCGCTCTGTGAATACGGTGGGCAGCTTTACTGCACGGTGGAGACATCAGCTAATGGTGTAAACTTTGCTGTGCTGTCGAATGACTCATTTGTCCCAATCACTGGAGCGTCTGGCTATGGCGGGTTTATGGGAGTGTTTGCCGGAGCTCTCTACTTTACAACCTTTCCAAGTACTGTTGACGAAATTCGTCTATGGAGGTATGATGGCGGCTTTGCACTGGTGGCTACATTGTCTGATGCAGCATGGATACCTTTCATTAGTGGTGATACTTTTTATCTTCTCGGCCACTGCGGCAGTCTTATTGCTAATGGCGGCGGGTGCGTCTACTCATCTACCGATGGACGGAACTTTACGAAGGACGCAGCTTTCGATCTGGCCGATACTGAGTATAGCTGCGGGTGTGACTTTAGTGTGGATGGTTGTACTTATTTTGGTACTTCATGGTGGACGGTAGGAAATTCTGGGGGAGCAACTGGTGGCAAGATTTACAAGTATG